CTTGTCCATCATTTTTGATTGTGGTTGCTGTTCCTCTGAAATTGACTGTTAGTTTATCACCTTCAGTTTTGACCTTGATACCCAATTGCTTGAGCATCTCAAATTCACCTGTTGTGGCATTGAAAACTGCTCTGGCCACATCATCAATTCTACGATTCATACCAGCGGCAATGTTACCAATATTGGTCATGAAGTCCGCTGTTGGAACCAATCCAGCATTTCTAAATGTGATGAATGCCTGGGTTACATCTTGAAGTTGGAACGGTGTTCCTGCTGTGAATTCTTGTATTAAGCCAAAACTTTTTGCCGCCCTTTCGGCATCACCTTCTATGGTTACCAAATTAGCACGAAGGTCTTCAAATTGTCTTATTGTGCCAATTACGGATTGCGTTAATCTTACAAGTCCAATTGCACCCAAGGCTCCAGCCGCGAGTTTGGCGATATTGGGTATTCCACCTAATGATCCTTTTAATCGATTTACTTCGCCAGTAAGTCTTTTTATCTCACGATCTTGTGCCTTAATGGCTAAAACAATTTGTTCACTCATCGTTTTTTATTCTTCAACTTTCCCATTTGCCTGCTGGCGGCTTGTTGTTCTAGTCTGAGATAACCAATCCACAGATCTATTTCCAACACTGATAACTGCATCACCTCCTCAAGACTTTTTTTGAGCCTATCGGCCAACATCATGAGCAGTCGTAACTCGGTGTTGGATTCTATTCCTTTACAGCATCATCACCTGGCAATCTTAAATTTGCATTTGAGATCGCTGTGCATACACGAGTGATTATTGCCGGGTCTGCCTCATTCAAAAGTGTGATCCTGTCAGCATCTGAAAAAATTCTTTTGCCGTCTTTGTCTCTCGCTTTTATAATAAGACTTTCAACGAGTGCCTCTACCACTTTTCCTTGGCTTTGTAATTCTACAACCTTCGATTCATCTTTGAATGAATATGTGTTTCTAAAATAGATATCCATATCCCACTCTTTGATGTGGATCTTGTGCATATTGGCATCACTAATCGCCGTCTGATAATGATTAGTGATTTTACTCATCATTGTTGCTTTGTTTTGCATTGTCTATATCTCCTTTATCTATATTTGTTTGCAACTGCCTTAGAGGCTGGACGAGTTATACCTCTTGGCGCTTGTTTAGAATATCCAGTGTTCAATCTAGATGCATATGGAACACGGTTGACAAGTTCAACATTGAATTTGCCTTTCTTCTCCATCTTCCATGCTTTCTTGGCTCGTCCAGATCGAACTGGTGTGACGCTTTTGGTTTCAATAAAAGCATCTCTAGATACTCTCGCGACTAGGTTTTCAAAATTTTTGAAAATATTATTAGCCGCTTTGTTTGTGCCTTTAACTCTAACACTTAACATCAATAGTATTCCTATAATGCTGTCTTTGTTAATGCCCCACTGCCTGTGAAAGAAATTGATGCTTCAACCATTCCATCAAAGTTTGCTGTGATTGAATGTGAAGTTATCAAAATATTTCCAGATAGTTTTACACCTGTCGTTTCACCAGATGGGTATAATTCAAGTGCCGCCGCATTGTTTCCAATTGCTGAGAACAGTGAATTTTGACCATCATCGTCATCTCTTAGATAAACATCCATTGAACCAGAGAAAGATGATAAACCACCTTTGTAAGTTCTAGATGCCGCATCCGTTGACATAACTGTATCTTCAATTGTGTCCATAGATTGCTCTACTGAGAATGATCTTACAGATGCAACTGTTACTACCGCTGATGTGTCATCAGAGAATTTTACAACTCCTGCTTCACCAGTGTAAGTTCCTGTATTAACTGCCATTTTCTTACTCCTCTATTTTTAAGTTAAAATCTTCCGGACCTGGAAGATCAATGTTTGTTTTTGGTTCCACAACTTTTTCAACAACCGGAGTGGCCTTGAGAGTTGCTCTTGGCTTCTTAGGTTTTGTGATCTTTTGTTGCAGTTCCGTTTTAGATGGTTTAAAGGTCCAACCATCCTTTCTATGTTGTCTTACCTCTCGGTTATTGACAACCTTAGAATTTTTTCCTTTATACATCGTAATTGACATTATAAGACTCCTTTTCTATATGCATAAGTGACTTCACAAGTGATAACGACTTCGCCCAATGGTAGTTCTCTGTCAATCACTTCTATATTGGTTATGTGTGTTGTAACATTATGAACATTTGTTGTTGACAGAGTTATATCTCTGTCTCTGCTAACTTCTAATGTTTCTTCTATTGTTTCTACCAATTCATTTCTTAGAGTGTCTATTTCTGTGCCTCTGACATAACATCTCAATTGATATTCAATCACACCCTGTCTTAGGTCCGTTGATATGTCCTCTCTAGATTCGTTTGCTGTGACAAGTAATACCGCTGGAAATTGTGTTATCGCAAGTTTCTGCACATCAAAGAAAACTCGAGAAACCTTTCCTAGAGAAGGATTGGTCATGTTCTCTAATTGATTAACTAAATTTTTTGCTATGTTTTCTCTGGCTGACATTTCTCATTATCTCTGTAATCTGTTATAATAAAATGTTTGTTGTTCTGAATTGTCGATAGTGCCGTCGGAATCAAGATCATACTTTACACCCTCTTGCAATATCAAATCAAATTCTTCTTCAAACTTGTTTTTGTAATAATTTAATTTGTTCTGAAAGGAATCTCCATCTGGATCAAATGTAGACAGTTTTGGATAGATGTAATAGGCCAAAACATGATACACAGCGGCTCTCGTGAATTGAGCCTCTACTATCTTGTTCTCATCAAGTTTTTGACCTGTAAGATTGTTCAACACTGAAGCATTGTATCGACCATATTCTGCTGTTGGATACCATTTTATGTTTAACAGTCGGATAATGTCGTCGTATGTTTTTTCGTGTAGATTTGGATTGTTGCCAAAGTCTTGGATACCGAAATCGTGTATTTGTGGTTCGTATTCTAGTAAGTCGGTATCTGATGCAAATTGCGCCATGTATAAAGTCCTTCTTTATGTTTTTTTGTTTTGCAGGTCCTACCTGCTACAATGTTATTTATTTGATATCTCTTTTTGGAAGTCATTTACAGATATAATGGGCAAGCCAATATCTGGCAGTTTGTCATGCACGACTTGGACTTCATGGTTTTCAAACATCTGTTTCACTATCCTTTTGTGTGCATTAACATATTTCCTATTTGGTTCATTCTGATTGTATTCGGATTGGAAAATAGATTCTCGGGTAAGTCCCCAATCACATCCGAGGATATAGATTGGTTGTTTTTTTTGTAGTGTAGCAACTCGGCACGCCAATATACCTGAATTGGTTCCTGCCATACCTGCCAGCACCATCCATCCTGGCATCATTGCGTCTTGCCTTGTGAAGTATTGCCGGTTTGGTTGTATCTTTACTTTTTCAACCACATTGATGTCATAGGCACACACGGCATCTACTGACCTCTTCTTCTCAATGTAATTGCATCCTATCTCGAAAGATTGTCGGGGTGTTGACTGCATCAACGATTCGGCGCTGGGTCCATTTAACCATACAAGTATCATATCAATATTTAAGTCATAAAAAAAGGGTGACATTTTACCGCCACCCTTTGTAACAATTATTTAGATTGTTCTGTTTGTTCTGCTGGACTTGGTATGACATTGTCTTTTTGCCAATAACCACAAGCAAGAACAATTACAATTATTCCTGCCCATATCCATTTTTTGTATTTTCTATACATTTCAAATCCTCCCGTCTTATAACACAAAAGGGCGAACAACTTAATGTCCGCCCTTTTAGAATGAGTGTATTACAAATCAGTTATTAGTTGATTTGTGCATCACCTCTTAATTTAACACCATATGAGTTGTGTAATACTGATACACCGTATCTAGTAGAAGCAACAACTTCGTCCGCTCTTAATGAAGCGTCTCTTTGTGTTTCAATTTTTAATTGATCTGCTATCGCGATACCTAGTGCATCTCTGCTGAATACTGCGTTAACTGATGTGTTCGAAGAAGGTTCAACAACATTTGAAGTTTCGTAGATATCGATACCTGCGATTCTTCCGATGAAGCCTTCAGTCATTGCCTGGTTCGCAACATTTGACGCATTCGGATTCACAAAAGTATTTGTCAATGCTTTTTTAACATTGTAAATTGCTTTTGGATTGAACACACCAACATATGGTCCAGGAACTGCATTTGCTTTTAAAGTTGCATATGCTTCGAAAAGATCTTTAACTTCGATCTCATCTGAATCTTGACCGATTTCAGATGTGAAAGATGTGAAAAGACCAGTCAAGGCTCTGTCGTGTCGTTTTGCTATTGCATCACCGAAGAGTCTACCTAGGTCAGCAACAACATTTGATACTGAATGGTTTCTCGCCATGTCAGTCAATGTAGTCATTATACCTGCTTCAGTTAATGTGATGTCTGCTTTGTCAGTTGAGATTTGAGTGTTTGATAAATCACTGTTCTCACCAACATCAGATGATATTGTTTGTGCTGAGTAAATCGGAACTTGAAGAACCTTACCTGCATTTGCTGGAACTGTAAATTGTTTTACAAGACCTGGCATGATAGCAGTCTCTGATGCAACAAACATAGCCTCTTGAACGATCGGTGATATCAGATCATTCAAAGTAGTTGTAGTTGATTCATTAGCCATTGTGCTAACTCCTTTGTTTTAGTTTGTTAATGTTTAGTAGCCTTGTGACTTACGCCATTCAGCATACTGTTTTCTATGCTCTGGATTGTTCATGTCCAGTTTGGTCACATCTAAACTTTTAGCACCTTCAGATTTGGTGTTGCTTTGTGATCCACCTCCTGCTGGGCCGCCTGCTACGAAATGGGGTGAGTTCTTTAGGAATTCTGTCACTAACCCATTTACGGACATTGGTTCACCAGATTCAGTGTATCTTGTTTGGCCTGATCTAGGATCTACTATTTCAACTTCACCTGCTTCTGACATCTTGATTTGGTCCCTCAAAAGTCTAGTGACTTGTTCAGGATTAATCGCCTTCATGTTTGATGCGGCATTTATCAATGCACCATCAACTTTGATCTTTGTCAGTTCATTGTGAAGCGAACTTATACGAGCATTGGATTTTTCCGCCTGCTCTTTTAGTATGGCCTCAAATTCACCTTTCTCTTTTTGCTTCTGAAGTTTTTCATTTTCTTCTTTTGCAATAAGATTTCTGTAGTGCTCGACATCTACACCCTCGAATTTTTTTGCTATTTTAGTTTCAGTTTTTCTTCTAACCTCTGCCGCGATAGCATCAAGTTCTACTTGAGTATAGGTTTTGCCAGTTGTCGATTCAACCGTTGCCTGAGATGGGTTGTTTGTGTTAGAGACTTGATCAGCAACCTCAGTAGTTGGTTGACCCGTGTCTGTCAATGAATTATCAGTCATCGTCTGTCCT